TACCTGTGCTGGCAAACGTTGTTGCTGCAAAGGGGCGAACGCCAAACATTTAGTCTGTCCATGGTGTAAATTGTCTTACACCATATTGTACTGTCACTAATTTTGTTTCACTACCGCTAAATGTAACATCTTCTTGTGCTATGCCAACTATCATTGCCATTTTATCTGCTTTCATTCCAATGCCTGCAGTTGATGAAGAACATATACCATCACCAGCAGAAATGTTACCTTTTTCATTATTGCAAAGAATGTGACCATCACCGAGAACCAATGCTTGGTGTTCGTTTGTTTGATTAGTTGGGCCTCCGTTCATGCATGAACCATATGCACCTAAAACTTTTCTTGAGTATGCTGAAGATGTTTTTTGAACATTGTAAATAATTCCTCTCTCAGTATTCGCTCCATTTTTTTGCGTATAACTTATGGATGTTGTTTCTAATAAAGTTCCATAAGGATAAGCATTGTCTGCAGAAGATGAGTCATTATCTGCGTCTGGTATAATGCATGGGTGTTGTGCGGTAAATGTGCCATACGTTACTGTGCCGTTTGTAAAAGTTATAAAACCTTGAGAGGTGCCGTCTCCGTCATAAATGGCTACCGCATAGTTTGTTCCTGTTGGGTCATCTTGACCACATTTAATACTCAATCCATATCTATTGTCACTGTTACCATCATTAGCAAAATAAGTAACAAAGTTAGTGTTGTTCCCAGCTACAAATAATTTACCAATTGGGTTATCAGCTCCTATTCCCACATGGCTATCACTTCCTCTTACAAATAATGCGTGAGTATCTCCATCACCCTCAACGCGGAGGTCTGCGTCTACTGAGTCCTGATTAAAAATTACATTACCTTGACTTATGTCAAAAACATTTCTCTCTGTTCCAGCAACTCTCTGTTTGAAAGTTATACGACCGCCCTCTGCTCCATTTGATGCGTCACCAATTGATGTTTCTATTTCATTAAATACTATGGCGTCTCCATTATCATTATCTACTTCAAATTTTACAACTCCTGTTAAATCACCGTCAGCCACTCCTGATGGGTCTCTCTTAAGTTTTAGAATAGGACCTTCAGCAGTGTCATCATCTGTTGATTTAAGTGTAAGTGTGTCTGTGTTATCAGCAGTAGTAATTGTAACACCATCATTAATCGTAGCAGTCGTTGCAGTAAGTGACATAATATCTGTCCCACCTGCTTTGAAATCTATCTGATCATCTGTATCAGCAGTTATAGAGGTGTCTCCGTCTGCATCTAATTTTACCTCACCCCCTGCTATTGCTAATTTACCTACAGTTACCGATCCATCAGTCGGTGTTACCGTTCCACCATTATCTGAACCTAGTAGCACTGCAAAGAAACTTGTGTTAGCAGCAGGTGCTGTTGTAAATGTTAATACACTACCTGATACAGTAAAGTCTGTGCCTGGCTTTTGTATCACACCACCAAGAGACAGTATGATCTGATTCACGTCAC